CGCTCTGTCCGCGCTAGACACCCGCGTAACGGCGGCTGAAGGGTCAATTACATCTCAAGCGTCTGACATAACTACGTTGCAAGCAGACGTCACTACCAACACGACAGGTATTTCTGGGAATACGACTGCAATTAGTGGCCTAGATACCCGTGTAACAGCAGCAGAAGGTTCAATTACCAGCCAAGCGTCTGACATTACCGCTTTGCAGACGAGCGTTACTACTAATACGACTGATATCTCTGGGAACACGACTGCAATCAGCGGGCTGGATACTCGTGTGACGGCAGCAGAGGGGTCTATAACTTCTCAAGCCTCCGACATAACTTCCTTGCAAGCGGATGTCGCTACCAACACGACGGGCATTTCTGGGAATACCACTGCTATAAGTGGGTTAGACACCCGTGTAACAGCCGCTGAGGGGTCTATTACTTCCCAGGCGTCTGATATCACTGCGCTGCAGGCGAGTGTTACTACTAACGCTACGAACATAACCGGTAACACTACAGCGATTAGCGGGCTGGACACACGTGTGACGGCCGCTGAAGGGTCGATTACATCTCAAGCGTCTGACATTACCGCTTTGCAGACGAGCGTTACTACTAACGCTACGAACATAACTGGCAACACCAGCGCGATTAGCGGATTAGATACCCGTGTAACGGCAGCAGAAGGCTCTATTACTAGCCAAGCGTCTGACATAACGGCGTTGCAGACGAGTGTTACTACTAACGCTACGAACATAACTGGCAACACTACGGCTATTAGCGGTTTGGACACTCGGGTCACAGCTGCTGAAGGGTCTATCACGTCGCAAGCGTCCGACATAACGGCGCTGCAAACGAGCGTTACGACCAACGCGACTGCTATTACCGGTAACACTACGGCTATTACCGGGTTAGATACCCGGGTTACAGCTGCAGAGGGGAGTATTACCTCTCAGGCGTCCGACATAACTTCTTTGCAAGCGGACGTTACTACTAACTCTACGGCTATTACGGGGAACGCTACCGCTATTGGAGGCCTTGATACTCGTGTCACGGCGGCAGAAGGCACGATAACTACTCAATCCTCTGCAATTACTGCGCTTGAAACCACGGTCAACGACGCGTCTACGGGCGTTGCAGCTACCGCTACCGCTCTAAGCTCGCTAACTACAACTGTGACCGACCAAGGCAGCACGCTGACTTCTGTTGTTAGCGACGTGACGACACTAAGTACGACAGTTGGCGATAACACTACCGCTATCGAGACCAATGCTACGTCTGTCGATGGGCTAAAAGCGCAGTACACCGTCAAGATCGACACTAACGGTGCAGTGGCCGGCTATGGCTTGGCGTCTGCGGTTAACGATGCAGGTGGAATCACTAGTGAGTTCATCGTAAATGCTGATCGATTTGCGATCTTAAAAGACGCAACCGACACGGGCACTGCAAACGTTCCGTTTATCGTCCAGACCACTGCAGAGACCATTAACGGTGTGTCAGCCCCTGCTGGCGTGTACATCGCTGACGCTTTTATCCGCAATGGCGCTATCGCTAACGCGAAGATCGGCCAAGCAGCGATCGACAACGGCAAAATTGCGGACGCAAGTATTACTACCGCTAAGATCCAAGACGCGCAGATCACGTCGGCGAAAATCCAAGATGCGCAGATTACGAACGCTAAGATCCAGAACGGCGCAATCACTTCTGCAAAAATCGGCGACGCGGAGATCACTACTGCAAAAATTGGCAGCGCTCAGGTAGATACGCTGCAGCTTGCAGGTAACGCAGTAACGGTGCCCGTAGCGAGCACCTATAGCGGCTATATTTCACCGTCCTGGCCGACTATCCGCACCTACCTAAACGGTCTTCCTTCTGCGTCGATCACGATTGATGTCGATGCTGAGATTCTGGTGCTTTGGGGCGTTAGGTTTTTAGGGCAGTCTAGCGGCGCCGGAGACATGCTCGTTCGTATTAAAGAAGGCACCTCGGTTATTTTTGGTATGGGCGGCTCTGGTTATCCGCAAGCGCTAAGCTCTGGTGGTTTTGTCGGCGGAGCAATTAGAAGCTCTAAAGTTGCTGGAACCTACACGTACCGCATGGAATGGAGCGCGTACAACTCTCCGTTGTATCAGGCTTATATCATTCTGCTGGGAGTTCAGCGGTGATCTATCTTAAGTACAGCACTTTTGACGGCGTTGCTGTTGGCCTTCACAAACAGCCTGACTCGTTTGAGGTTCCGAGCCTAGAAGGTTTTGGGTTTCTTCCGATACAGGAGGAACTTGATCCTCAAGAGTGGGCCGTAGACCTCGGCACGCTGTCCCTTACCCCACGAGAAGTGGACCCTGAAGCTGCAAACGAACAGAACATGTTTCTTTTGCGGGTGATGCGGGATCGAAAATTAACGGACTGTGATTGGCGAGTCGTGGCTGACTCTCCGTTGTCCGAGGCCCAACGTTCAGAGTGGGTGACTTACCGGCAGGCGCTTCGTGATCTGCCATCAACGATTCAAGGTCCGTTGTTAAGCTTAGAGGATGTAGTTTGGCCAAGTGAACCCAGTTGAGGAGGACTACATGAACCGCGTCGAGTGGGAGGAAACTGGGGAAGACGAGGACGGCATGGTTGGGATTACTTTGGCGCTTGTCTCGAACGACAAGGTGCAGCTGGCCCGTGCACGCCGTGCATTTCGGTACATTATTGACGACTCGCCGTACCCTGAGTTGCGGTCGATTAACGGTAACAAGCCCGAGAAGGAGAAATAGGATGCATAAAGGTAAGCAGTGTTACCTCAACGCGCCGCCGAAAAAATCGCGCATGGAGAAGAAAAAGCCTGCTAAGGGATACACAAACAAAAAGAAGTAATACATAATTACGTTGTCTTTTAGCAACGTAAGTGAAGATTATGGACGATCCGGTAAACAGCCCTCTGCACTACAACAACGGAGGGATTGAGTGCATCGACGCTATCAAAGCGAGCATGACGCGGCCTGAGTTCTGCGGATACCTAAAGGGGAACACCCTTAAGTACCTCTGGCGCTACATGTATAAAGGCAAGCCCCAGGAAGACCTCGCCAAAGCACAGTGGTATTTAGCGCGCCTTCAGGAGGAAGCACGTGGATTTGAGTAAATCGATGGATGATAAGTATGGCTTGTTTATGGACATAGCCGACTTAGCAGATTTGATGCGGGTTAAACGTACTACGCTCTATAATCAGATTTATAACAAAAAGCTTGCGCTCCCCTTTGTGAAGAGCGGCAAGCGGTATTTGTTTCCTACTGCTGAAGTTGCAAAGTACTTAGAAAAAGAACTTCAGTTACCCGAGATGTAGGTCGACGCTTCTCGCGAGTGAATCGCCTCTTTCATGAGGCGATTGATTACAGCGTTTAGCTGCCCGTCGTGTTTAATTTCTACAACATCGCTTTTGCGTACCAGCGCGCCTTTGCTGTTGCGTTCACGAACCGTGACACAGTAAGCGTCAGCAAAATAGTTTGGTAGGTGGTTGATTTCTATCTGCTGATAGGCTGCTACGCGGCGCAGTGAGTCCTTCATAGTCCCGTAGTTATTCATTCCCCTCTCCTTGTACAAAGGCATAGATCTGGCACGCTGCTTCTTTGAAAGAGATGCAGTCACGTAAGAAGCGCGCGGTGGTAATTACGCGTTGCGTATCTTTTACGAGTATACAGCGGTCTTCGGCTCCAATGACATACCAACCAGGGAAACCGTAATCATGCAGGCGGTTGAGCCATAGCTCCTGCTGCTTAGATAGGGAAGTGCGGAGGATGGTGGTGGGTCGTGCGGGGAGTTTTTTGAGGTACTTGTACTCAATGAAAAGTGCGCTGGCAGGGCCCAGATAGAAAGCGTCCGGTACCCCACCAGCGTACGTATCGTGAATCTTCCACCGGAAGAGCTCCGATGGAAGATAACGATGCACAGCTTTGATAAAGCTGTGCTCGTTCACGAGTGCTGCTTAGCGGTTAGAGTGGTGCTCATAGACAGACTTTGCGTACTCGTAGTCTTCGTCCGTGACCCAGCCAACCCAGTCAACGTCGAGGTTCATGAACTGAGCCCCGGCTTTGTTGGTGACGGAAACAGAGGACAGCTTCCAAAGACCGGAGAACCGGTCGCCGCCCTTGAGACCAATCTGGCTGTTCCAGCTACGGGAGACCCGCAGCTTGGAGCTAGAGAAGTCCATGATAACCGGCGTACGGTCGAGCTCACCAGTCTCCGGATCTTTAATCAGCAGAATGTGAGAGTGGGTCTCAGTGATGTCGTAATCCTGAGGCTTCTCCTGCTGATTGATCGCGTCCTGTGCGTCCTCGTAGCTAGCGAAAGCGCCAAGGAGACCGCCACCAGCATCACGCTTACGCCACACAACATGCTCGTTCTTGAAGAGCAGGCTGATGACGTACATCTCTTCACCGTAAAGTTGGCTCGTGAGGCTGTTGATGAACTGCCCAGGCTCTGCGCCGGCAACGTGCTTCTCGCTGTACTTATCCACTTCATCAGACATCTTCTGAAGCAGCTTGATCCGCGGGATCGTCACGTTGTTTCCGACGTTCTCGTTACCAAGGCCGGAGCCGTTTTGAACGTGAGCGGGGAGGTCGTTTGCTACGAGTGCTAGTGCTTTAGCCATTGTCATTTCCTAATTAGAGAGAACGAAAGTTGATTTTACGAACGATGCGAGGTGCAAGCCCGGGCACTCCTTGCCCGAGCTTTAACAGCTCACGGTAGGCGGTCGAACTGATCCGCCGGTGCATGAGGCTAAAGTCCTTTGTCGCGACCACATGGTCATAGACAGCGTCCCAATCCGTGACGTCAGGGACAGTCTCCTCGTTGATCGACACAGAGGCCCGCTCATTCGCGGTCCTGCTGAGGCCCTCTGCATCCATCTTCTGTAGCAGCTGCACATCGATTTCGTCTTGTGCAGCCCGCAATTCTTTGAGCTGTCGGTTTAGCTCGTCTTGCTCTTGCTTGAGCTGTGCTCGTTTTTCGATCAGTTGATTAATGTTCATTGTGAATCTCTGTAGTCGGACATTGTGGATAGGACGGTCAGGAGTTCCTCCATGCGCCCAAGCTTACCGTCGAGACGGTCGTACACCTCTTCTTCCCAGGTGTTCTCTGCAGCGATACGGACAATTTCCGTGCGCTGTGTCTGGCCTGCCCGGTAGATACGCCGGTTGAACTGCTGGTAGTGCTCGGCGTTGTAGGTCGGGCTAGCCCAGATAATCGTGGTGGCTTTGGTAAGCGTCAGCCCGTGGCCCGCGGACTGCGGATGGGCGAACACTACTTTTAGCTGACCAGCCTGCATGCGGTCAACGATGTCTTTGCGCTTATGACTAGGCGTATCGCCATCGATAACTTCGTAGCTGATGCCTAACTTGTCGGCGAGCTTAGTCATGTACTCACGCTCGTGGCGCCAGTTGAAGGCTACGAGGCTGTGCTTGCGCTCTTCTACGAGCTGCATGACTAAGTTGTAGCGCTCTTCGTGGATGCCTTGAGCTTTGCCGTCTTCGTCGTAGACAGCGCCGGTGCATAGCTGGAGCAGCTTCTTTACCTTGGCTCCAGCGTGAACTGCGTTGATCACACCCTGATTTGTTAACAGGACGGAATCTTCTGCGAGCTCTTGGTACTTTTGGTAGATCGCGGGCGGCAGCTTGACGGAGCGTAACGACACGACCTGCTCAGGCATGTCGATGCACTCTTCAAGCGTGTAGCGAATGTTAATGTCGTGGATCGCCGCGGCAACCATGTCTTGCGCATCGGGCTTGTCGGTCCACTCGTTAGCGAAACCGTTGAAGCGGCTGGTGCATACGCTGGCACGGAAACTATAGAAACGGTGCCCGAGCCGTTGTCCGTCATCCACGATCAAGGTCGGGTGCCAGATATCGAGGATGGTGTTGCTGTTCGGCGTGCCGGACATGGCGATGCGCACGTCGAAGTGCTTAGAGATCTTAAGCGCTGCTTTGCTGCGCTGGCTGTCTTTGTTCTTGAACGCTGTGAACTCGTCAATGCACAGGGTGTTGAAGCCCGTGAGCACTGCTTCGTTCTTCACGATCCACTTCACAGCGTCATGATTGGTGATGACAATTTGCGCATTGCTCTCGAAGGCCTTCTTACGGTTTTTGGCGTAAGCGACGGCTACGGTGAGATGGGGCGCAAACTTCGCGATGTCGTCAGCCCAGGACGCTTCAAGGATTGAAAGCGGGGCGAGGACAAGCATACGACCGTTAGGCTGCTGCGCATAAGCGTCGATGACCGACCGGGTCTTACCGGTTCCGGGGTCTGAGGTGATGAGGCAGCGTTCGTTGTCTTTGATAAATTTTGTCGTTGTTTTTTGATGTTCGAAAGCTTCTGGAATCATACGTTGCTCGTTGTTGGTTAATTAGTAGCTCCGTTTCCGCCCCCCGGTGGAGCTAAGCCGAGGAGAGATCGCAATGGCCCGGGTACTCGGGGGAGAGGGGGTGACCACCACGATGGGCGTATACTTCATTGATGTTCATCTTATCCATACTACGCCTAGTGTTCAAGGAAAAACACAGGTTTTTCACTATGCCAGCAATAGGCACAGCTGGCGCATGACTCGGTTTGCCCTAGCTGCTCGGGGCAGATGATGCCGAAGCTGGACTCATGGTCGTGCTTGACTACGTTTGCGCTGAAAGAAACTGACGAGTCAGAGAACCTGATGCGCCAGCGATCTGGGTACTCTAGGTTCAGAAGCCGAAGGGATGTACCAATGGGTGTCCATGGCTTGTGGTGCGTGTAGCCATAGGCGCGTAGTTGGGGGATTTCTTCTAGCCATGATCGCCAAGCACGTACATAGGCGCGAGTGTAAAAGTCACCGAGTATGTGTAAACGAACCACGAACCCTGATTCATGGTTCACGGCCAAACGTCTGAGGTGTTGCTCTGCTTTGTAGATGAAGTCCTTGTGAGTATGGTCGTAGCGGTGGGCGAAGGGCATGTTGTTGCCGTAGCAGTTAGTCCATTGTTGGCAATCCTGTGGACAAGTCTTGCGTTCTTCTAAGGTGAGAGAATACAGGGGCATGCCTTTCCACATGCCTTTAGTTACGCGCCCTCCGAGTTTTTTGTTGTTTGCGCCAGACTTGAACATCGTGTCCGTCGGAGCTTTCACACTCTTCTTGTAGCGAGTGTTTGCGGGGAGGGTTACCACCCTCAGTCGCGCTGATGTCATCGAGTATCTCCTGCTTGAGCTCTGCTGTTTCAGTGCGTCCGTAACTCTTTGCTAGTCGGATGTCATGTTTCTTTATCTTGTACGTCGTCCACAGAACGGCTTCTGGTGGATCTGTGACAAGGCTGTACTCTACGGCTTCGTTGTTCTCCCTCACGTATATCATCTGCATCGCGGTCCTCCAGCTTGCCGAAGTAAAGCAGGAACTCGATAAGAGCTATCAGGTTAAGGATAAAACGCATTTTTCCCCCAGACATAAAAAAGCCCCACCGAAGTGGGGCTACCGGGAAGCAACGGGCGAGAAGATCCCGGCGAAACTATTTTACTCCCCATTTACACTCGGGGTACTCGCCTTCTTTGTACGAGCACCACCGGCAAGCGTTCTTGCTAGGTGTAGGTGGGAAGTCTTCTGCAGTAGTCATGGCGATTGCGCGCTGGTGAAAGCCAGGAGCAAAGTGCATGGCCTGATCTCTGGTAAACGATTTGGTCGTAGTTTCACCGTGATCTAAGTACCAGAGTTCGGTTTGCACAAACTGCAGGTGCGGATACCGGAAGAAGGTAGCAATGGCGTAGAGGAGACACTGCTGAGAGTGTTGGATCTCATTGCCGTATTTCTTACCGGTCTTGTAGTCGATGACTCGTGCGCTCTGCTCGTCTTCATGGACGAGGGCGTC